AGGCGCCCCAGCGTGGGTTCGTCAGCAGGTTCCACAAAACCCAGGCGGGGTTGTTGGTGTAGGCGAGGGTGGAGCTGAAGCCGCCGTTCCAGACCCCGGTGTAGGTGCGCGTCGCCGCGTCGTAGTTGGCCGGCACCTCAAGAAACTGCCCCTTCCACCGGAAGGTGATCACGGGCATCCGCCCGCCGAACTCTTTCGCATCGAAGGTCAGGCCGAGGATCGCCGAGTTGGGGTACGTCAACTTGCGGTCCGTGATCATGACCGCGTAGGCCCACGTCGTGTAGCCGACCTCCGAGGCCCCATCGCCGTAGTCGTCGGTCAGCCGCGTGAGCCGGACGCGGAAGTTGTTCCCCGGCGTCCCGGGGATCGTGTAGCTCCGCGTCATGCGGTAGGGCGACACGACCTTGTTGGTGATCGTGATCGTGTCGAAGAGTGCCCAGGAACTGCCGCCGTTCGTGCTGTACTCGATCTGCACCGTGACGGTCAGCGGCTCCATCGAGCCGTCTTTGCTGTTCACACGGTAGAGCGCGGGGATTTCCAGGCCGATCCGCACCCGGTCGTAGCCCGTCGCGTCCAGGGTCCTGGTGATCGGGTTGTTCTTCGTCAGCTGCGAGCCGACGCCGATCAGGCTCTCGGCCGAAGGGAAGCCGCCGATCGGCTCCTGCAGGCCGCTGTCATGCTCCCAGCCGCCGCGGTATTCGATGGAGACGCCCGGGAAGTTCAGCGTCCCGTTCTCCGCCATCAGCGGAGTGCCATCCAGGAAGATGCTTTTCGCGTCGGCCGAGGGCCCGGTGGCGAGCCCGTAGCAGGGCCCTTCGGAGATCAGATGCAGCGTCCGCATCTTCTCGACGGCGCGCAGCGCTCGCTCGTCGGGGATGTCCTCGGCATCGAGCCCGACGCCGATCAGCACCGAGCCCACGTAGGATTCGCCGAAGGTCAGGGGGACGGGATCGCCCTGGGCGGATGTGTTGACCGCCGCTCCGAACAGGTAGGAGCCGCTGTACTGCTCCGCGTTGCGCCCCTTGGGCTGCGGCGCGAGCATCTGGGACACGCCGGTCAGCGCCAGGCTCATGCCGATCGAGGCGGCGGTGCTGATGACCGCGGCGCCGAGCGTTGCCGCGCCCGTCGCGCCGGCGCCAAGGAGGGCCTCGCCGACCGCAAGCCCGCCGACGCCGAAGCTGAAATACGCCGCGACCGCGACGAGCACGACGCCAACCACCACCTTGGCGATGCTGCCGCCGCGGCCCTTCGCCCGGCCGCCCGGCACCGGCAGGAGGTGCATCTCCTCGTCGAGGTGCACGACCAGCTCGTCCCGGTCGAGGTCGCGCCCGCCCCGGAGCGGCCCGCGGACAACGCGCCAAGTCCCGGCTTCCAGCGCCTCGCGCATGCCGACGTGCTGGCTCATCAGGGCCCTCACCGCCTCCGCGGGCGTCTCCACGACCAGGTCGTGCCGGTCGCCGAACCGCTCGCCCAGGGCGCCGTGCAGGAGGATCCGCCGCAGCCGTTCGCGTGGCCGCCGGGCCGCCGCGGCGCAGGGCGACGGCTGCGGCTGGAGGTGGCGCATCAGCTCCATGTCGGCACTCCCGGAGGGCGCAGGGTCCGCGTCGCATGGGCGACCCAGCGCGAGGCGCCCTCGACGCCCGAGAGCAGGTTCGCTCGGTGCTGCAGGATGCTGTCGCCGCCGAGGTAGATCCCGCCATGGTTTGCGCCGCGCTGGCGGCTGTTGATCCGCATCAGGACGGCATCGCCCTCCTGTAGCTCGTCGACGGGGATCTCGCGGAAGCCCGTCCTGCGCCACCCCTCTTCGTAGAGCTCGGGGCTATCGCGCTCCCAGTGACTGTCGCGCGGCACTTCGGGCAGGATCAGGCCGCGCTCGCGGCGGTACCAATCCCGCATCAACGCCCAGCAGTCGCCCTTGCCGTCGGTGCCGGTAGGCCCCCAGCGGAAGGGCCGGCGATCATAGGGGGCGTCGATTCCAGGCCCCCAGAAGAACGGGTCTGCGGCCCGGCGATCGCGCACGACGACCAGGCCCCAGACCGGCGGGCCGCAGCGGACCTGGTCTTCGAGGTCTGCGGCCGAGGGATGGTCGCAGCCGGGCAGGGTGTGGCTGTGCACCAGTGCCGCCACCGCGCCGACGGCGACATACTCGGCGCCGACCGGGGGCAGGCGGAACGCCTTGCGCGGCGAGCGGTGCACATTGGTCAACGGCAGATAGGCGCCGGTCCTCAGCAGCACGCCACAGCACTCGCGGGGCCACTCGCTCTCGGCGTGGTCGCGGATCGCCGCGATCGCAGCCTGATCAATCAGACCCGCCATCTTTGCACCCCCGGGAACGCCCATGTCGCGAGCACCGAGCCGAAGCGCAGGCTGCAGTCCGACAGGCGTTTGCCGCAGACGTCTTCGCTGCTGACCACCGTCGGCGTCCCGTCGCTCGTCCACAAACCCGAGCCGGTGCCGGCCATCTGGCCGTACCGGCAGCCTCCGTAGGCGAACGTGGCGCCGGTCCAGCGGCGATAGGTCGCCGTGCAGCTCTTGGCGATCACCTGCCGCCGCGGCAGCCGGAGGCCCTGGAGGTCGAGCAGCGCCACGAGCTCGAAGGTTGCGTGGCTGCCCGGCAGGTGTTCGACGATTCGGTCCACGTACCAGGTCTCCGGCCCGTAGAAATCAGAGGTGTCGGCTTCCGCCTGCCCGTCGAGCGCAGAGCGCCAGACCCGCTTGCGGGACACCTTGCAGTCGATGAGGTCGCCGTAGAGGTCCATGAGCGCGGTGATGCCGAGCGTCGGATCCCTGTGGTCGGGCACCGTGACGCGCGGCCGCGGGAGCTGGCCCGCGCCGCGCATGGCAACCCCCTCGACCTTGATCGGCATCGGCGTGTAGGTCTCGCCGTCGAAGGCCACCTCGCCGTACCCGTGCGACATCGACCAGGGCGGCACGCCGCGCGGCTTGCGGTGGTAGACGGCCAGCATCGCCCAGGTCCAGAACACGTACGGGTTGGTCGCCGCCGGCGACGGCGTGCCGGCGCCGCCGTCCGACACGATCGCAGCCAGCGCCGTCACTGCCGTCGCCGGCGGCTGCTCCGCCATGTGGAGGAGCCGGTAGTTGCGGAGGCTGGCGGCCTGCGTCCGGTCGGTGTTGGTGAAGGCCTCCGACACCGCGGTGCTGTAGGTCGAGGCGAAGTTGACGCCGGCGGCGTTGTACCAGCCGATTCGCAGCCGCGTCCGGCAGCGGAAGTTGGCGACCCGGGCCTGGAAGCTCACCCAGACCCCCGGCGTCACCGGCACCCTATCGCCGCCGGTGTCCGGCCTGGCGAAGCAAGTCATCGAGATCCCGGCGCCGAGCCCGGCAGCGTTGCGGGCATACCCGTTGCCGTAGATCGGGACGCTGTACTCCGCGCCGAGGTCGCTCGCCGGGCCGCGCTCCGAGGTGTTCGTGGTGCTCCAGGGCGCGATGCTGTTCTTCACGCACGGGTTCTGCAGGACGTTCGGCGAGACGCCGCCGAGCGGGCCCGACGTCCAGCGCAGCAACGGCCCGGCCTGCACCCCCATGTCGAGCTCGAAGAGGTCGACGAGCGGCTCGCCGGGCGAGAGGCGCTGCGCTTTGCGGAATCGTTGGGGAGAGGAGGCCATGCGTCAGCTCGTCGCGACGGGATCGAAGCAGCGCTTGAGCTGGAGCGTCACGGCCCACAGCGGGTACTGGCCGGGCGTCGATGCCCAGCGCTTGCAGGTCCACAATCGGGCGAAGTCGTCGGGGAGCTGATACCAGAAGGGCTCGCCGGACGACCGGGCGCGGATGAATCCGATGATCTCGTCCCGCATCCCGACCTCGACCCAACTCCACGTGACGGGCATGGTGCCCTTCACGCTGTTGATGCCCTTCGGGATGCGGGCCTCGTAGGAATCGCCGAAGGAGTGCTCGTAGAGGTCGGCGTTCTCCTCGAAGGTCGCCTTGCCCGCGTCGGGATTCATTCCCGGGCGGAAGATCGTGATGCCGAATATGACCGTGTCAGCGGGGTCGAGCACAACTGCCGTGCCGTCGGGGTTGACGAGGACAGTCCCGGAGCCATCCGGAGCCTGTGCGGGCAGGAACGTCATGGCCGGCTCAGCGCGGGTAGAGCTGATTGAAGAAGCCGCCGGTCCGCATGTGCTCCTGGATCAGCGCCTCGCTTTGCTGGCGCTGGAGCATCGCGGCCTCGCGCGCAAAGGCGCGCATCTTCTGTTCGTCCATCCCATCGTCCTCCTCCCCGACGTTCCTGCCCGCCTGGCCCGACCTGCCGCCGCTGCCGAGGTGGTAGGAAAGGCTCTGCTGGATCACGATCGGCGCGGCGCCGCCCTGCCCACCGCCGCCTCCGCTGGGCAGCATCGACGGCAAGGCGGCGAGGCGCTCGGCGCGCTCGGGGCTGGAGCCGACGATGCCGCCACGCATGTGCGGCACCTCGATCTCGAGGCCTCCGTCAGGGCCGCGGCCGACCGGCAGGGCGGGCCCCTCGCCGTCGCCGCGCACGCCGAGCTCGCCCGAGGGCCCGCGCGCCAGCTCCAGCAGCACCGGCCTGCCGTTCTGGCGGCCCTGCACCGCGGGCGTGCCGTCGGCCATCCGGACGATCCGCATCGCCGCCTCCGGGCCTGCCTCGGCGGCGAGGCCGCGGCGGCCCTTGCCCATGGCGAAGGACGTCGGCTGCTCAATGATGCGGTCCGTGGGCACCGCCTCGGCGCCCCGCACGCGGCGGATCGCCCGCTGCCCGCCGGTGGTGCTGGTCAGCGGCAGGATCGCGGTCCCGCCGGCGTCCCCACCCGCGGCATACGCCTCGACGATCATGCCGCGCGCGCCCATCTCGATCGGCGTTTCGCGGCCGCCCAGGGGGAAGTTCACGTCGGCATCCCCGTAGCTGCTGGCACCGCCGCCGATCAGGGACGTGATGGCCTTGCCTCCCCACTCGAAGGCGAGCTCGGCCACCTTCGATGTGGTCCGGCGCACCGCGAAGGAGGCGAGCTCGGCGAGGAGGCCCTGCAGCGTGCGCCGGGCGTCGCCACCGCGCACCGTGATGCCATCGAGGGCCTGCCCGGCCATCTGGCCGAGGCCCTGGAACGCCGAGCGGATCTCCTGCACCTCCTCGTTCATGCCGGTGAGGCGGGCATTCTCGCGGATGCGGCCGATCCGCTCGTCGTGGCGAGGGTCGTCGGCGCCGATGCCCTCGTCGCGGAACAGGCGGCGAGATTCCTGGCGCACCGCGAACTCGGTGCTGAGGCTCGATCGACTGAGGAAGAAATTCTCGGCCGCGAAGCGCTGGTCGCTCAGGCTGTCGTCCAGGGCCGCGTCCGACCGCGACATCCGGATGCCGCGCGTCTCCTCGAGCGCGCTCATCGCCAGGCCGCGGTTCGTGTCGCGCAGGCCCGACAGGGTGGCCCGGCGCGGGTCGCCGGGCGGCAGGCGTGCCTCCAGGGCCCGGGAGAGGTACTCGGACGGGCGGAGCTGCTGCTCGATCTGCTGGCGCTCGGCCGCATAGCCCCCGAGCGCCGCCGCGGTGCCGCGGTCGCGCAGGTTGCCCAGGGCGTCGGCCGCGCGCAGCGCCGCCTGCGACATCTGCTCGATCGCCTGCTCGACGCGGCCCTCGATCGCCTGCCCCGTCATCGCGCCGGCCTCGCCGGGCCGGCCTGCCATCGCCGCGGCCTCGCCGGCGGCCACGGCCGCATCCGCGATCGGGATGCCGCCGTAGAGCGTGCTGCGGACCCGATCTAGGTCCCGGAAGTTGATGGTCGGGCCAGCACCAGCCGCCGGCGGCACGACGACGCGCGATGCCACCGGCGGCCGCGGCTGGGGCTCATTCCCGCTCGGCGCCGGCGCCTCACCCGTGCTGGCCACCCGGGTCGCCTGCAGGTTCGGCAGGAACCGCTCGCGCATGTTGCGCTGGGCGGTCGGGCTCAGCAGCCCAAGCTGGTCGATGGTCCCGCCCGCCTCGCGGAAGGCCCGCGAGCCGGCGGGACCGGCGTTGTAGTAGGCGTAGGCGGCGATCGGGTTGTTGTGCGAGACCCTCATCGCCTCGCCCCAGTAATCCAGGCCGAAGCTGATGTTCGTGTCGAGGTCCTCGAGCCGCGAGGCGGGCAGGCCGCGGCTCGTCGCGTGGTTTGGCATCACCTGGAACACGCCGTATTCGCCCGAGGTCCCGCGCAGCACCTCGAGCTCCCCGGCGCGGTTCCTGGTCAGGTGCGTGCCGCCTGATTCGGTGCGGGCGACGGCGAGGGCCAGGCCGGGGTCCAGGCCGCGGCGCTGCGCCTCGGTGGTGATGCGCTCGCGGATGTCCTGGCGCATCCCGGCGCCGGACCCGGCCAGGGGGGTAGGCTCGAAGTTGCTGACGCTGGGCGGCCCAGGCATCTGGCCGCGCAGGATGAAGTTGGACCGCGACCGCGACCGCCATCCCTCCATCCCCTGCTGGAACCGCCAGGTGTTGACCTGCGCGTCGGCGTCAGCCTCGGCGCCGAACCTCGCCAGGGTCTCCCCGCGCCGGCGCATCTCCGGGTCTGGCTCGTTCAGGCGCAGCCGTTCGAGCTCGACCGACAGGCGCGCCTCGCGGTCGAGCCAGGGCACGCCGCTGCGGCCGGTCCCGAGGGAGGTCAGCTGCAGCTGGTAGGCGGCCTCGGTCCGGTCGCGCCGCTCCTGGTCGCTGGTGGCCAGGCGCTGGTCGACGGCGCCGGCAAGGCTTGCGTCACTGCCGAGGCGGCTGCGGGCCTGGGAGCGCTGCTCCTCCGGGGTCAGCTTGGCGAACTGCCGGTCCTCGGCCGAGAGCTGGTTGACCGCGGCTCCGATCCGGCGCTCGGCGAGCGACCGATCCCCCGGGCTCAGGCCGCGCAGCGCATCGAGCTCCCGGCTCGTCGACTGGGTGCCTGCCACGAGGATCGCGCGGAACTGGTCCTGCCTGGACTGGTCGGCGACCCGTGCCTCCTCGGTGCGGGCCGCCACCAGGCGCTCGACGTTGCGGACGGCGCCGCTGTCGCCCTGGTTCGCCAGCTCGCGCGCCGCGGCGATCTCGCGCACCAGGTCGCGCTCTGCCTCCAGCCTGCGGAGCCGCTGCTGCGCCTCGGCGTCGCCGCCGCCGTACTGGCGCAGGGCCGCGGCGTCCTCGGTGTCGAGCCGGCGCACCTCGCGCTGGGTCGCCAGCCCCTGCACGCCCCGATCGCCGGCGCGCGACACCATGAGGCGCAGCTGGTCATTGAACGACTGCGCCGAGGGGTCGCGCTCGAGCATTGCCGAGGCCTGGGCGCGCATGGCGGCGAAGGTGCCGGCAGAGCCGCGCGCGGCCGGATCGGCCAGCGCGTCCAGCCCGGCCCGCGTCCCGGCGTCCATCGTGCCGACCTCGGCCGCGGCGCGGAGCCGCGTGTCCTCCTGCCGCCCGTAGTCCTCGAGGCCCATCCGGACGGTCACCTGCCGGGAGAGGTCCTGGTCGGACTCCAGCCGGCTTCGGGCGATCGCCCGCCGGCGCTCCGGCATTGTCTCTAGACGGAACGCGTCGTCCTCGCGCGACAGGATGGACTCCGCCGCGGCGAGGCGACGCTCCTCGGACGAGCGCTCGCCGAGCGACATCCCGGAGAGGCGGCCGAACTCGACGCTGCTGCGGGAGAGCGCCTCGCCGAGGTCCTCGCGGTTCCGGCTCACCTGGACTCTGGCGGTGAGCGTCCCCTCCGTCATCCGCCCGTCGACCAGCCGGCCGACGCGATCGAGGCCGGAGGTGTCGCCTGTCGCCGCCAGCTGCCTCGCGGCGGCGATCTCGCGCATGAGCTCGCGCTCGACGTCCAGCCGCCGCATGCGCTCGGCCGCGCCCGCGTCGCCGCCGGCGAACGCCGCCCGCTCGAACCGGCGCTCGGTGTCGATCCGGCGCCCCTCGCGCCGCGTCCCGGAGGCGAGCGTCTCGTTGTACTCGCCCTGGTCGAGCATCAGGCGGAATCGCTGGGCGGGCGTCTGCGCCTCGCCGCCGCCGACGCGCGCGAGCTCGCCGAACTGCGCCCCCATGGCAACGCCGAGGACGTCGGGGGCGGTTGAGAACGGGTCTGCGAGGGCAGCGCCGGCGGCCGCGGTCCCGCGCCTGTAGTAGAGGGATTCGTCCTCGACCTTGCCCGCGGTCTCGGCGCGCCGCGGCAAGGTGTAGTTGGAAATCGCCGCCTGGATGGCTCGGGCCTGGTCGGCGCTGAGCTCGAACTGCCCGCCGCCGGGGATGGCGCCCACCGGGCGCAGCCGCTGCAGGATGTCGCGGTGACCCATCCCGGCGAAGCCCTGCTGCACCGAGGCCGGGATCCGCAGCCGCTCCATCTCCTCGCGGACGATGGTGTCGATCTGCCTCTCCTCTGGCGTACGCCGCGTCTCGACCATGCCCTGGACGGCGCGCGTCGCCTCTTCATCGGTCCGCGGCGGCGTGACGGCGAAGAAGGATTCGCCATCGGCATTGAAGGTGTAGCGGGAGAAGCTCGCCATCTCGGACTGGCTCGCGGCGACGCGGGCGCGGGCGAACTCGTCGGGGATCGTGTTCAGATTGCGCGCCGAGCGGCGCTGCGGATCGCGGGGGTCCTCCGGCTCCTCCCGCGTGCGGCCCATGCGGTAGGCGTCGGTGTAGTAGTCGGCCGCGGCGTTGATCCGGTCGCCGAGCCCGAACGGCAACCAGTCGAGAGAGGCGCCGAACGGCCGCTGGTACTGACTTCCCACGCCGTAGCCGCCGCGGACCCGCTCGTCGTAGGTCTGGCGGGCATCGGCGATGCGCGCGGCGTAGAGGCCGGAGCTGCGATAGTCCTCCATCGCCTCGCGCTCGGCGCGTCGCTTGCCCTCGGCGGTTTCGGCGAAGGGCGTGCGGCTGCGGTCCCGGCCGTAGCCCTCGTAGCGAGCGATCGACTGGGTGGTGGTCTCGAACATCTCGCGGAAGCGGTCGCCGGGGGCGTTGTAGGAGAACTGGCTCCGGAGATCGGCCAGCCGGTCGGTCTGGCTGCTGTCGAACCGCTCGCCGGCGACCCGGCGCTCGCCCGTTTGCTGCTGCATGAAGGCGGCCTGGCGCTCGCGGTCGCCGAGCGCCTGCGCGCGGTTGATGTCCCAGGCGGTGCGCCGCTCAGGCTGCATCAGGCCGGCCAGGCTCTGCTGGCTCAGGGGGCCGAGGGCATCCTGGAGCAGCGGCGCCAGCGCGGTGGGGTTGGAGGAGGAGCGGACGCGCTGGAGCAGGTCCTGCAGCACCCGGTCGGCATCGTCGCCGCCGCGCCCCGCCGTCGAGACGCCAATGCCCGAGAGAGAGGCGCGGACGCGGTCAGACTCGCTGCCGACGCCGCTGATCCCCATCCGGATCCGCTGGAGGGCGCTCATGCCCTCGTCGGCGTTGACCCCGGCGGCGCGCACAGCGCGGTTGAAGGCCTCGAAGCCGACCGCGGTCTGCTGGAAGGCGGCGCTGATCTGCCCGAGGTCGCGGACGGTCTGGTCGAAGCTCTGGGAGGTGAAGCCGCGGCCGGAATCGGCCCAGGTCTCACGCATCTTCTTCAGGCGCTCGGTCAGCTCGTCGACGCGGCTGCCGGTGACGCCGATCTGCTCCTGCACGCGGCGCTGGACGTCGATCTCGCCCTGGACGGCGGAGGACATCCGGCCGGTGACCTCGATGAGCTTCGAGTGCTGCTCGATCAGGCGACCGATCTGGTCGCCGGTCGAGCGCATCTGCTGCTCGCGCTGGCGCTGGACGTCGAGCTCGGCGGACAGGGCCGGGGTCAGGCGCTGGACGGCCTCGGCGAAATCCTGCTGGCGCCGGGTGGCGCGCTGCAGCTCATCGGCGAGGAGCTTGATCCGGTCAGCGTTCGCACGGTGCAGGTCGGCCTCGGTGCGCAGCGTCGGCGCCATCCGCTCAGAGGCCTGCTGCAGGTCGCGGGCGCGCCGCTCGGCCTCGCGGGATTCGGTGTGCATCTCGCGAAGCCGCTTCATCGCGACTTCGGCGTCGGAGCTGTCGATCGCGAAGCGGAGGGCGGCGTCTTCGTTCGGCAATGTCGTGCCCTCCAGGGTCGTATGCAGGCGCCGGAGGACCGGCGCCCGGCTTACTGGTCAGTCGTCTCGTCCGGTGGCGGCGCGACAGGCGGCTGCTGCGCCTGCGCCCTGGCGCGCTGCTGGTCGTCGGCGAGCCAGACGTCGTCGAGCTCGAACACCAGGGCCGCTTCCCAGGGCTCGAGCCGGACGCCGAAGAGGCTCATCCAGGCCAGCAGGTCGGACGGGGAGAGCGCCAGCGCGCGGCCCCGCA